AAGTTCCAACTATCCAGGCATCGCACTTATCAGCAGAACAAAAAAAAGCTTACGTTATTGCTGATAATCGGTTGGCTTTAGACGCCGGATGGAATGAAAAAACTTTAATGAAAGAGCTTTTAGACCTCGAACAGCAAGAATATAATTTAAAATTGACTGGTTTTGAACAATCAGAATTAGATAAAATACTTGGCAATTTAGATGCCGAAACCGATGGGACAATAAAATTTAGTGAGGAAGTAGGCGAGGCTCACAACTTTGTAGTTTTGTACTTTGACAATGACTTAGATTGGCTTTCTGCCCAAACTCATTTTAACTTGGAAAGCGTTCATAGCAAAAGGCAAAATGGCAAACCATGGTCTAAAGGCATAGGACGTGTTATAAATGGGGCAGAATATTTGAAAAAGCTAAAACAATGATAGGTTATTACGCGCCTTCTTATAAGAGAGCAAAAGGGGTAACGACTCAAGAAAATTACCCTTTCGTTAAATATGTTGTCGCGGAATTTGAAGCAGACGAATATTTAAAACAAGGCTTAGACTGTTGGATAGTACCTGACAAAGCCCAGGGCAGCGTTGCAAGGATACGAAACTACATTTTGGACAATGCGGATACCGAAAAAATAGTGATGCTTGACGATGATATGACAGGCGTTGCTAGGTGGGAAAAACAAAAGGCTTATCGACTTGATCCAGGTGCAATGCAAGAATTTTGCGAAATGGGTTTTCAAATGGCGCAGGATTTAAACATAAAGTATTGGGGAATGAATATGCTAAGCGATAAAGGGGCATATCGTGAATATACTCCATTTGCATTTAAAAGTTGCATACTCGGACCATTCCAGGCTTTTAACAACTTGGATTTGCGTTATGATGAAAAATTGCCACTTAAAGAGGATTATGACCTTTCTTTGCAAGTCTTAAATAAATATAGAAAAACCCTCAGATTTAACGCATACCACTATATAGTTAAACAGCATACTAATACTGGCGGTTGTGCGGATTATAGAACGATACAATACGAGAAAGACCAAATGGCGGCTCTTGTCCGAAAATGGGGCTCAAAGATAGTAAAACAAGATTTCAGTAGCAAAGGTTATGATATCAACCCAATTATTAAAGTGCCAATAAATGGCGTTTAAAAGGACAAAAAAAAATGGGTAGGAAAAACAAAGAGTTAGACGATAATCAGAAAGCTCAACTAGAGGTAATGAGCCGCTTCTTAACTGTGGAACAAATAGCGGATGTGCTAGGCATAGCTAGATCGACTTTCTACGAAATGATTAAGAGAGACCCCGAAATAGATGGACTCTATAAAAAGGGGAGAGCAAATCAAATTTTAAAGTTCGCTAGCAATCTTTCCAAGCAGTCAGATATGGGGAATGCAGCGGCAACTATTTTCGCTCTAAAGACTCAGGCTGGATGGAAAGAAACTCAGCGTATTGAGGGAATGGGCGAGGATGGAGAGCATATCATAGCTTATAAATGGTTAGACGATGATAACGAAGACAATCCAGTATAGACCTCGCAAGTTAGTTAAAGATTTTCATAAACGGAAAGAACGATATGCTGTTATTGTTGCTCACCGTAGATTTGGGAAGACCGTAGCGGCAATAAATGATTTGATTAAAGATGCTCTGACAATCCCGCGAAAAAGTGTCAGGGTGGCATATATAGCTCCATACTATCGGCAAGCTAAGGCTATCGCATGGGATTATCTATTAGAATATACCAGAGATATCGAGGGGGCAGAGGCTAATGCTAGCGAATTACGAGTCGACTTTCCTAACGGTGCTAGGATAAGGCTATTCGGTGGCGATAATTACGATGCAATGCGAGGGTTATACTTCGACTCAGTTGTATTGGACGAGCCTGCCGACTTTCCTGCTAATGCGTGGCCTACTGTTATACGGCCATGTTTAAGTGATAGAAAAGGACGCGCAACCTTTATTGGAACGCCAAAAGGAAAAAATGATTTTTGGGAAATATACAATAATGCCCAAGACAATCCGGACTGGTTTAGCTGTATGTTTAGGGCTGATGAAACTGATATCCTGGATGACGAAGAACTAGCTGATGCCTTGGAAACCATGGGCGAAGAAAGATATTCACAAGAGTATTTATGCAGCTTTGAGGCAGCTATCCAGGGCGCATATTATGCTAAAGAAATGAAAGATGCTCAAGAAAGAGGACGAATTACCAATGTTCCATATGATACCAATGTTGGGGTCTGGACAGCATGGGATTTAGGGGTTGGTGACTCAACGGCAATATTTTTTGCCCAGTACGTCGGGAAAGAAATTCATATCATTAACTATTACGAAAATTCCGGCGTTGGATTAGATCATTATGCTAAAGTGCTGAATGAATTAGATTATTTCTACGAGGGTCATATTTTGCCCCACGATGTTGCGGTAAGAGAGCTTGGCACCGGAAAATCCAGGCTAGAAGTTCTTGAAACTTTAGGAATAAGAAATATAGAAATTGCTCCACGATTAGGGCTAGAGGATGGAATACAACAGGCTCGTTCTATGATTGGCAAATGTTGGTTTGACAAAGATAATTGTGCAAGAGGCGTTGAGGCTTTGCTTCAGTATCGCAGACAATTCGACGAAAAACTTAAAGCTTGGAAAGCTAAACCGCTTCATGACTGGACTTCTCACGGTGCTGATGCGTTCAGATATTTAGCTACTGGAAAACCAGAAACAAGTGGTTGGGGCGCACCTATAAAAAGAAATTTGCAGGGAATAGCTTGATGTGCTAAGGTAACCTTGAGGTAGGAGGCGCGCCGATGGCTAAACGAGGTTTATACAGCAATATCCACGCAAAACGAAATAGAATAAAACGCCAAAAGGCTGCAGGCAAGAAACCAGAGCGGATGCGGGCTGTAGGATCAAAAGGTGCTCCAACCGCAGCCGCTTTTAAAGCTGCCGCAAAAACCGCTAAACCTAGACGAAAAACAAGACGAGCATAATGGCAGTTTCATTAGATAGTTTAACTCCGGAAAATGGCTTTCCTGATGATTTAGGTCACGAGGATAAAATTTTTTTTTATGGGCAAAGTTTAAGCTTTCCGGATATGTCAGACGAAGACAAAATCTTTTTATTAAAAGAAAGTTGTAAATGGGAAAAAGAACGAAAAGGACTAATGCACATTAACCCTTACTTAGACCCAAACCAAGTTTTAGATTTATTAACAGAGCATGGGAGATAGATATGCCAAAAGGAAAAGGAACATACGGATCAAAAAGAGGAAGACCGCCAAAGAAAAAAGGCGGCAAGAAATAAGTAATGGCCTTAACTAAAGCCGAAAAAATTAAAAGGGCAAAAGCTCGGCATAATTTTAAGGCCGTTAATAAGCCTAGGCGTGGCGGTAGGAAGAAATTTGAAGTCTTGGCTGTCGAGGGAAACCAAGTCAAATATATCGCCTTTGGCGACCCTAATATGTCAATTAAGAAAGATCAGCCTAGCAATAAAAAGTCATATTGTGCTAGGAGTGGCGGCATCAAGGGAAAAAATAGCAAATTATCGGCTAATTATTGGTCGCGTAGAGCGTGGAATTGCTAAATGGCTTTTACTAACTATTCAGATTTACAAACCTCAATAGCGGAATTTCTCAATCGTGATGATCTCACTGCGAAAATCCCTGATTTTATCATACTAGCAGAGGCTCAGATGAATGCTGAGTTACGGCATTGGCGTATGGAAAAGAGAGCGACGGCTACCCTCGACAGTCAATATACTGCGGTGCCTACCGACTTTATACAGCCGGTTCGCTTTGCAATAGTTGGTGACCAAGTCAGTAGTTTAGCCCAGACCGATAGCAAAACAATAACCGATTTAAGAACGGCTAATAATAATCCAAGCGGTAGGCCTACCGAATACTCTATCCTGGATGGTTCTATAGAAGTTTATCCAACGCCGGATACAACTTATACTTTGGAACTTTTATATTTTGAAAAGCTCAATGCATTAAATAGTGGAAATCCTACTAATTGGGTGCTAATCAATTACCCAAATGCTTATCTTTATGGGGCGTTATTGCACTCAGCGCCTTATCTAATGGAAGACCAAAGAATTAATACATGGGCGCAATTCTATCAAAAAGCTATTGATGATATCAACGCAGAGGCGGTAAACTCAAAAACAGCAGCGGCAGGACGAAGGATTAAAATAAGGAGTTACTAAATGGCAAGTATTGGGGACAGGGTACTAGATAACGGCCTAACGGTTTTGGATACGGAAGCATCAAGGGTCGATATAACGTCCCAAGAAGCAACAAGTTACGCAGAAGCGACAAGCACTTACACGCTTGGGAATACAACTTCAATAAGTATTTCAGCCCCTGCAGATCGAACAGGAGGCGGGCGCAAAGTTACGCTAAGTGCAATATCAGGAGCAAGCGTAACGGGGACAGGGAGCGCAACCCATTATGCAATTACAGACGTAAGTAATACAAGATTACTAGCAACTGGTTCGCTTACCACTCCACAATCTGTTGCCGCAGGAAATACTTTTAGCTTACAAGCCTTAGATATCGGCATACCAGACCCTGCATAAGGATTAAAATATGCCTGCT